GACTCTTCTTACACCGCAACTTACTACCCATGGATTTTGGAAAGAGATACTGTTAACAATACACAAATCTACATTCCCGCTACAGGACAAGTTTGTAGAAACTTAGCGTTAACTGATAACATTTCATTCCCATGGTTCGCGTCTGCGGGTTACACAAGAGGTCTTGTAAACTCAGTTAAGGCAAGATTAAAGTTAACACAAGAAGATAGAGATACTCTTTATCAAGGTCGTATCAATCCAATCGCAACTTTCTCTGATGTGGGTACGGTTATTTGGGGTAATAAAACTCTTCAAGTTAGAGATTCCGCACTTAACAGATTAAACGTTAGAAGATTGTTACTTCAAGCGAGAAAACTTATTTCGGCGGTTGCTGTTAGATTGTTGTTCGAACAAAACGATGAGTTAGTTAGACAACAGTTCTTGGATTCGGTTAACCCAATCTTGGATGCGATCAGAAGAGATAGAGGTTTATATGACTTTAGAGTTACGGTAGCGTCTACACCTGAAGATTTGGATAGAAACACTTTGACAGGTAAGATTTACTTGAAACCAACGAAAGCTCTTGAATTCATTGACATTGAGTTCTTGATCACTCCAACAGGAGCATCTTTCGAAAATATTTAATAACTTTGGGGGGTGATTTACACCCCCCTTTTTAGCCAAAAAACAAAATGAAGACAACTATCTTAGAAAAAATTGTAGACGGTACTCCTGATTTAAAGTATTATGCTTTTGATTGGGACGACAACATTGTTCATATGCCGACTAAGATTTATGCTCTTACAGAAGAAGGTGATGAAGTTGGTATCTCGACCGAGGATTTTGCGTTAGTTCGTGAAAAAATTGGAACTGAACCATTCTCTTATAAAGGTGACGTTATTGTTGGATTTGCTGAAGACCCATTTAGAGACTTTACTGTAAAGGGTGACAAAGAGTTCTTAGTGGATTCTTTAAGGGCTAAACCCGGTCCTGCATGGGAAGATTTTGTGGAAGCGGTAAATAACGGGTCCATTTTTGCGATAATCACTGCAAGGGGTCACAATCCAAACACAATCAAAGAGGCGATTTACAATATGATTGTTAGAAACTACGAGGGATTAGACAAAGATGAACTTATAAAAAATCTCAAAAAGTATCGTGAGTTTGCCGGTGAAGAAGAAATGGGTAACAGTGAGTTGATCAAATCTTATTTAGAGATGAACCGTTATCACCCTGTGAGTTTTGGTGAAGAGGCGGCAGCATCTAAACCTGAACAACTCAAAGTAAAAGCAATGGAAGATTTTGTGTTGTACGTAAAAGCGATGGCGGCTTTATTACACAAAAAAGCATTCTTAAAGAAAGATATGGCATTTAAGTTTGCTCCAGTTCCAGTGCCAACTATAGGCTTTTCAGATGATGATGAACGTAATGTAGAAGTTATGAAGAAGCATTTTGAAAAACTAGATGAACCAATAAAAACATACTCTACTAAAGGAGGAATAAAAAAAGAATACTAGTTAAGTGCCTAGTGAAGATATAAATTTTCTAAAAATTAAGTAAAGAGAAAAATTTTCACTTACTCACTATTTATTAGTAAGAATAAAAAAAACTAAAGAAAGAAAGTACTATGGCGGATTTATTAATGAAAATGCCCATACCCTATGAACCCAAAAGACAAAACAGGTTCATTTTGAGATTCCCCTCAAACTTGGGTATAAATGAATGGTTTGTAGAATCTACCGCTCGTCCACACATAAGAATCGGTTCTACTGAAATACCATTTTTGAACACGTCAACCTTCGTTGCGGGAAGATTTAACTGGGAACCTATTCCTGTTACTTTCCGTGACCCAATCGGACCCTCTGCCGCACAGGCTCTTATGGAGTGGGTTCGTTTACATGCTGAATCGGTTACAGGTCGTATGGGTTATGCTGCAGGTTACAAAAAAGATATTGACCTCGAAATGTTGGACCCAACAGGTGTTGTTGTTGAAAAGTGGATTATGTATGGTACTTTCTTAACTGACGTAAACTTCAACAACTTGGCGTACAACCAAGACAACTTAGCTACGATTTCAGCGTCTTTGAGAATGGATCGTTGTGTTTTGATTTACTAATAGTCTTTACAAAGTTTTTAAACTAAATATTTTTAACCGTAGAGCCAAACTCTACGGTTTTTTTTATGGATCAGAATACACAACAATACTCACAACAAGATTTTTCGATACCACACGACGTGGTACCATTACCTTCGGGTGGTGTTTTTTACAAAAATAAAAAAAAGTCGTTAAAAGTCGGTTACCTTACTGCTTCGGATGAGAACATTCTCATGGCAGGAGGTGCTGATATGACTATCAATCTTCTAAGGGCTAAGATTTTCGAATCCGATTTAAGACCTGATGAATTGATTGAAGGTGATATTGAAGCAATTTTGATTTTCCTAAGGAACACCGCTTTTGGTCCTGAAATGGAGTTAAACTTAACAGACCCCTCAACTAACAAACCTTTTAAAACAAAAGTTAGATTGGATGAGTTGAGTATTATCAAAGGTCAAACACCTTCTGAAGATGGTACTTTTACGGTACAACTACCAACTTCTCAGACAACTGTTAAGTTGAGACCTCTTACCTACGCACAAATTTCAGAGATCGGAAACATGGCTGACACTTACCCACAAGGTAGGGTTGTTCCAAGAAGAACATGGAGACTTCAAAGAGAAATAGTTTCCATTGGAGGTTCAGAAGACAAAGGAGAAATTGCTAAGTTCATAGAATCAATGCCCATTGCCGATTCTAAGTTCATCAAAAACTTTATGAATGAAAATGAACCAAGACTCGATATGAGAAGAAGTGTTATGGCCCCGTCCGGAGAAAAACTTACAGTGAATGTAGGTTTTGGGGTCGAATTTTTTCGCCCTTTCTTCTGAGTATAGGAAAGGTCAATTAGACGAATACTATTATTTGACAAAACTTCTGAATATTTCTTATTCAGATTTTCTGTCAATGCCCATTTTTATGAGAAAATATTTGTTGGACAAGTGGATAGAGGAAAACAATCAACAAAAAAACTCCTGAAAATCTATTTATTAAGAAAAACTTTGAATGGCTAACGAACCTGGTGATATAGATGATTTAAAATCCGCATTGGGGGAATGGCAGAATGTAATACCGACACTAGGTAATGTAACTGAAACCGTTTCCCGTCTATATGATGAAATTAATCAGGTAAACAAATCGTTTACTGAAGGAAGATTACGTGCTACGGAGTTTTCAACTGCCATATCAGATAGTGTTGCGGGTGTTATTAGAGTTGGTGGTGACGTTAATGAGATCGGGGATACTATAATTCGAATAGCTGCGGGTGCGAGAAGAAACTTAGTTGCTACAACTGAAACAATCACAGAACTTACCGCAGCGTCTAAAGCCTTAGGGGACTTTGATATTGAGTTGATTACTACCCGTTTCATGGAAGCGGGATTTGAAATATCCAACGTAGCTGAAAATTTACAAGATTCCATCCTTTATGTTCAAAGTATTGGTCTAAATGCCACTGAAATAGTAACCGACATGACCCGCCAAATGGAGTTGATGAATCGTTTCAACTTTGAAGATGGTGTGGTGGGATTTACTAAGATGGCAGCTCAAGCATCTATGTTGAGGTTTGATATGGGTACGACAGCAAAGTTTGCTGAGGACGTGATGAACCCTGACGGTGCTATCAGAATGGCATCAGCATTCCAAAGATTAGGTGTGATGGCTGGTGATTTGGTTGATCCTTTTGTATTGATGGATAAGTCAATCAATGATCCGGGTGGATTACAGGATTCTCTTATAGAGATGACAAAGCAGTTCACATACTTCGACGAAAAAACAAATTCATTTAGGATCAATCCTGGTGGTGTAAGGTTAATGAAAGAACTGGCAACCGAAACAGGTATATCCTTTGAGCAAATGTCCAAAACAGCACTTGTTGCTGCAGACTTGGACAGAAGATTGTCTGAGATAGATTTCAGTATTGACGCTTCGGAGGAAGACAAAATGCTCGTTGCTAACATGGCTAAGATGGGTGAAGGCGGTGAGTACTATGTTGAACTTCAAAACGAAAGGGGAACATTAGAACAGAAAAGACTAGCTGACCTTACTCAGGATGAGTTCCAAAAACTTAGAGAGATACAGGAAAGCAGACCTAAAACTGTTGAAGATATTGCGAGATCTCAGTTGAGTTTAACTGATATGATGTCAAGAGATATCAAAGCCCTCCCACTTCAGTTGGCATATTCTCTTGCGGGACAAGAAGGTCTAATCCGTCTTACTGAAGCATCACGAAGATTATTTGATACTGCGGTTGGTGGTTCTTATAAAGAAGGTGTTTTACCCACAGGTAGGGAAATGAGAGAACTCTTTGAAGGTGTGGGAGACACCCTAAGGGGACTTATCATGGATGCTGCAAAAGGAGATGCTCAAGCACTCGAAAAGGCATATGAAAAACTTAAAACAGATATAGAAAATACGGA